CTGGAAATTGACCAAATAGCGGGTTTCCCGCTATAATAGTGGGCTTTACGGGTCGTTAGCTCAGCTGGTAGAGCAGCGGACTTTTAATCCGTTGGTCGCAGGTTCGAATCCCGCACGGCCTACCAAAGAATCAAGTAGTTACCATATGTACTGATACGGCTCCTTCGGGAGCCGTGTCCTTTTTGTGACCATGAAAGCGAAAAATGCGCCCCGTGCCAAGTGTCGTGATCAGAAAATAGGCTTTCAACCACAGGAGGCCTACCATGGCGTCAGTCACGTTTCTCATAACGAACCCCATCATCCAAGCGATTAAGGCAAGCCCCAACAATGCGGATGCGATCGGCATGCGTGATGACTGGCTGAAAAACGCGCCGATGAGCGACGAAGTTAGGGCGGCCTTGGAAGCTGCTGTCTACGAGCCGGTTTTGGCTTGGCCGGGCTCATCGACGATTTCGTGACCATCAAAGGGCTTAAAGCTCGCAGCAAACTGCGCGAGATAGCCCGGGTGCTGGTGGGCATATCGCTCGACCATAGCCTGAGTTTTCCAGCCACCAAGCTGCTGCAACACGTCGGTTGGGGTGCCGGACATTCGGTGCCAACTAGCCCAGGTGTGACGCCAGTCGTGCCAGCGGAAGTTCTTGATGCCTGCCCGGACAAGCGCGTCCTTCCAGGCCTTGGTCGATGCTTTGTCGATCGCCTTGCCGCGGTAAGTAAACACAAACTTATGGCCGGCCTTCACCTGAAGTAGCCGCTCTGGCTTGTTTTTGATGATCCAGGTCTCGTATATCAGTTGCGTCTCGCGGCGATCGCGTAGCAACGCCACGGCTTCGGCGTTCAGGGGAACGGGGATGGCCTCGCCACTTTTGGCGTCCTCACCCATCACCCAGGCAGCCCCACGATTCAGGTCCACCTGGCTCCATGGCATATGCAGCACGTTGGACATGCGCTGACCGATCAGCAGGGACAAGCCGGCGGCGTAGGCAAGATGGTCTGGCAGCTCGGCCAGTAGGCGCGTAACCTCCTCGCGCACCAGATATCGGACGATGCCATCTGGCTCGTCAAGTTCGCGGATCTTCGGCACGCCCGCGAGCCAGCCCCATTCTTTGGCCGCGTGCAGCACCGCGCGCACCGATGCCATATGGCGGTTGACGGTCGAGAGGCTGACGGTCTTGGTCGGGTCCGGCACGAACGACAGGCCGGCGCGCCCGATGCCCCGGCGCACAGGCTCCGCGAGCTTGCGCGCGATCAATTCCTCACAGACGTCGACGTTGATCGATGTCAGCACCTTGCCTGCGAGGTACTGGGATGCCCAAAGCAAGTGGTCTTTACGGTCCCGCAGGCTTTTTAGGCGGGCGTTTTCAAGGAGCCAGCGCTTGACGGCGTCTTCCCACTTTTTCTGCGGGAGTTCCTGGAGTTTGTTTTGCCGCCAAAGTTGGGCCTTAAGACGGTCGTGGTATTGCTGGGCATCGACCTTGTTGGTCGTCTCAGTAGATCGTCTAATTCTTGGGCCGCCACCGGGAGGGCGGATGTCAACCTGCCAAAACGGGCTGTCGTCGCGCTTTTTGATAGACATTCAGGGAGTTCCAGAGGCGTCCGGTACTGAGAGCGGAGCCAGTTTAGCAAATCGGCGCGAATGAAAACCCAGCACTTGCCGGGTTTGGCGCCCGGGATCTCGCGCGCGGCCGCCCGCCGCTGCAGGGTGTCGGGGTGAATTCCGAGCACGGCCGCAGCGGCGTGGAGGTCGAGGGTGTCCAACTCAGCCGTCATTTTCCCTTGCGATCATCCATGTAGCCGCGCTGGTGCTCCGGCAGCGGCCGGCCCGCGCTGGGGTCTTTCTCGATGTCGTGCCACTTCGGCATGTCCTCGCGCAACTGAAGGTCGAAGCGCTCAGCTTCCGTCCGCCGGTACGCCGCGCCTTCGGCGGTGTAGACGCAGCCGTACATGTGGTTGTCCGTGTTCCAGGGCAGATTGGTGAGACCTTCGACCAGCCGGATCAGTTCGACCTTTTGAATCAGGTGGCGAACGTGAAGATAGCGGTGGTATCGGCCGGCGGTGTCGCTGCGCAGCCAGCAGTACCAAAACGGATCGTTGTGACCGGGCGCCAACTCGATGCCCAGATCCTCCGTGTCGCACAAATGGTGCAGGCGCGTGATCGCGCTGCCCAACCACAGCAGCCAGTGTTTGGTGGGCTGGCGATCGAGCTGGTGCCACTTGAAGCCGACGGAGCGGAGCCAGTCCTCGGTGATGAGTTCGACCGTCATGCCAGGGCGTTGTCGAAAATTTCGGTGATGGCGGCATCTGCTTCATTGAAGCCGTTGAACCTGGCGAAATGCTCCTGGCGCTCACCCTCCTCGCCCGATGAAAAAAGCACCACCTCCGCGTCGGTGAAGAAGCATCCGGCCCCCTGCATGCGTTCGACGCCTGCGGCCAGGTCCTTCATCTGCGGGATCGTTGGCGTGAAGTTGCAACTGTTGTCTTGCGCCATTTCAAGCACGAGGGCTTTTGCGATCTCGTCAGGCTTGAGTCGCTTGACGTGCTGATATGGCGCCAGGTGCTCCGGCACTGCCGGTACCCGATTGTTGTTGTCGCTGGCCGAGAAGTGCACGCAACCGGCCCAGTCCTCTGCAAGCGCGCATTGCTCGTCGGTCCAGGTGCCAATCTCGATCAGCGATGGGATGGGCGCGATGGAAACCAACATCAGGCTCAGTTGCAAAGCCTCGTCGTCGCGCGTCCAGTCTTTCAAGCGGCGCGCGATCCAGGCGCGCGAGCGGGTAGTTCCGTTTTTCATGGTGCTATCCTCAATCTCTTTCGCCGAAGTCGGCAGGAGGTGGCGCGAACCCGCCGCCCTGTGGCACCGGGCGCGGTTCGGTTGCAGGCGCGTCTTCCGGTGACTGCCAGCCATGCAACTTGTCGATCGCTTCGCGTAGCGTCGGCGCCACGGTGTGCTCGGGCAGCACCGGATCACAGCCATCGACCTCGATGAAGTAGCCGACACCATCGACTACACTATCGTCGTCGGGGTCATCGTTGAACGAAATGAGCATGTGCGGGCACAACCGGAAGCCCTCTTCCAGGTAGTTCAGCCGCTGAGCATCGCTCAGCACCGCGGCAACGGCGCTCTCCCACCCGCGCGGCTTGGCGGTGCGCTTGATGCCCTTCCACGCGCGCACCGCTTGGAACAACTCGGATTTGAAAAAATTGTAATCCACGTCAGCCGCTTCGGACGCTTGGTGCAGGCCTGCGATTTCGGTCTCGTACAGGATGTCGTCGTCGAAGCCTTCCAGCGCATCGCTCGCTTCGTCGCCGAGGTCATTGGCTTCGGTGAAGCGCGCCGCCAGTTCGCAGATTTTCAGCAGTTCACCGTCCGGCGCAGGAAGAACTGCGGCTTGGGCACGAAGGCGCTCCGCCGGTTCCTCGCACATCCTAGCGGCCTGTCCAGAGCTGTCCCACGAGTTCGGCAACTCGGCGTTGATATCGCTGGCGATACTGTCCAGGATTTCTGCCTGCGCCTGCAGCAGTTTCGGGTCGGTCATGGCTTGATTCTCTTAAATTCGACTACCCAGACCCAGGAGTTTTCGTCCCAGGCGCCGGCGCCGTTGATTTGATCCCAGAGCACCCGGTAAAGCTCATACGCGCTATCGTTGAAATGGGTCTTGCCATCGGGCATCGTGCATTCGTAGATGCCTTGGCACGCCATGGAGCGCTTTGCCCAGTGCGATACGCGGACGCCCTCCGCAACGGCATCGACTTCGCTGCATTCCTGCAGGCGCTGCACGCACACGCCGGTGACTTCGAGATCGATGCGGCTGGCCACGCGCGGCATGAAGATCGCCGGGCGTTTCCACCAAAAGATACCGGTTCCGCCGCGCTTGCGCCGTTTGTAGTCCGCCGGCGGCTCAAACTGATATTGCTCGCCCTTCTCGATCGTCTGGTCGACAAAGTGCCATTCCATCCGGTCCTTCTCCGCGCTCCAGCGCTGTTCCCAAAAGCCAAACGCGAAAAAGGTCTCTTTCACCCAGAGGCGATCGCCAGGCTGGCCGTAAGGGCATGCAATACCGTGGTCGCTGCGCATGCTGCCCCACATGGCGCCGCCGGTCGCTTTGTCGTAGTGCGGTGGCCATTCCGGCAAATAGCCGTCCGGCTGGGGGCGCAGGGGGCGCCGCGTCTGGGTCTTACTGCCGTCCAGGCAGGCGCGCACCATCGGCGCAGACATCAATATCGGGCGCTCTTTCACGCTTTCTCCTTACTTTGCGCTTCAGGCGCTTGGACGATGTTCTTGGCCACCCACGCGCGCATGCGTGTCCAGCGGCGTTGCGGGCCATCTGAAACGGCCATAAGGACCTGACGCACCCGATGGTGCCATTCGCCTTGCCAGCGAGGCAGCGGGCCGCACAGTTCGATTTCGACCCACTCATAATCGTCGTCCTGTTCATCGTTCTCCCAAACGATTTCCCGCGCCATCGATTCGGCGATGCCAAAGGCCTTGGCTACTTGTTCGGGGTCGTCCGGGTCGAGTTTGGCAATGTCGATGCCGCGCGCCGCGCCGAGCACGCCCAACGTGCAGAATTCGCCGTCGGCGGTGACCAGTGAATCGGCCGCCAGCGCCTTTTCCGGCATGGCGTCCAACGCGACAGCCAAATCGCGGAGCAGCCCTTGGCCACGCTTGCCGCAGATCGCGCGATTTACGGCGGCGCGGTACAGACCAAGCGTGCCGCTGTCGTCATCATCGGTATATCCGCTTCTGCTCATGATGGAAGCCCGTCCCAAGTGCGGCCATCGAGCAGTCGGCCCGCAGCCTTCTTTCCGACATTGAACATTGTAGTTTCGTCATGCTCGATCGGATCGGGATCGAAGCTCCAGTTGCTCGACGTGGTATCCCACAGGTTGGCAGATCGGAACTTGCTTTCGTCGAGAGCGGCATCAGCCTCACTCAACTCGGCCGAGAAGTGGTCGCCGGGTAGCCAGTTTCCCCATTGCTTGAATAAAAATGGCAATCCAGCGGCCGCGCATTGGTCGCGCAAGCCGCGATGCCAGTCAGGATGCGCCGGGCGCGCGCCGGGGCCGCTCTCCCCGCCAGCGATCACCCAATGCAGGCCGCCATCGGCCGGGCGGGCACTCTCGAACTGTCGCTTGGCGCCGTGCGTTCTGAAGTTTCCAGTCGGCTCGCTGTAGATGTGGAAGCGCAGGTCCACCGGGCCCAGCAGCGGTTCCGCACTGATAAATCGCACTGCTGCCGGCGTTTCCAGCAACATCGGGATGCGTTCGTCAGCGCGCTCCTGATCCTCGACGCTCACGCCAAGCCATACATTCGGCAGCGGCCATTGCTTTATCACGGGCGCCGACTGATCGCGCGGAATAAAGCCGCCATCCCAGGCCTCCATGTCATCGACGACGTTCTGAATCCTGACGCGCAATCCCGGCGCGGACATGTAGCGCTGCATGCGATCCGCGCGCTTGGTGAGCGCCTGGAAGGTATGTCGGGAGCACAGAGCCATGACGGCGAACACCTTGTCGATGAATTCGTCGCTGACCTGCTCTTCAAAAAGGTCGGACATGGAATCGACAAAGATGCGCTGCGGCTTCTTCCAGTGCAGCGGCGCATCGAGCATGGAAGGCACTTCGCGGACGATTCCCGTCCACTTCGGACCCTGGCTGGTCATGTGAACCAGCCCCTCGTATGGCATGCCCGGCCCGCTGAATCGCATCGCCATGCGCTCGGCGTAGCAGTTTTTGCAGCCCGGGGAAACGCGCTTGCAGCCGCGCGTTGGATTCCAGGTCTTGTCGGTCCATTCAATGGAAGTCTCAGCCATTTGTCGTCAGCGCCTTCCGGAAGTTGTTGAGGAAGTTTTGCCATGCGCGCAATCTCTCGAGGTGAAACTTAAGCTGGCGTTCATCCTCTTCGTCGCGGTCTTGGTGCCGCAACACGGCGACCTGCCCGGCATGCCAAGCGATCAGCGCCTGTGTTTCTTCCGGGTATAGGTCGCCGAGGTCATTGATACGGTCAGCCATGCATGCTCTCCAATTCAAGTTTTATTTCGGCCGTGCGCGATATCGCCTTGACCTCGTGCGCGTTCAGGCGCGCGTACGCCACGCGCTGGGCGCCTATCACCGCGGCGGCCGCCTCTACCTCACCCGGCACCATTGGCATGCCCGCATCGAGCTTCCGGCGCAGGCTGTCGAGCGGCGTCTGGTCGATGCCGAGCCGGAACCGCTCGCCGATCAACTGCCAGGTCGCAATCCAGCCTTCAAGCGCCGGGCAGATGGCGGCCCAGTGGTCTTTGCCGGCGAGGAATACGGGGGTGCCGCGCTCGGCGTCTACCTCGCCGGCGCGGAGCTGGGCGAATATCTGGTCAAGCGGTCGGAACACATGGTCGACCTCGTGCGGCAGCGAGAGCGCGATCTGGCCGACTCTTGGACGCTGGCGGGCGCGGGGGCGGGTGCTGGTGGGCATGCTAGGATTCCCTTCCGCTAAAAACCAAGGGTTTCCCATGCCGACCGTCGATGGTGCCTATACGCGCAAGACCGGAAAAAAGCTGGCCTATTCCTACCGCTTGACGTTCGACTACGTGGGCGGAGACCTCATCTGGTCCGCAATCGTCACCTCCGGCGGAGACATGAAGGGCCAGCCGGGCGGCTCTGTATTGATTCCGATAGCAGTGCCGGCCGATCTCCAGCGCCACGCGGAAGACATGACCCGGGCATCCATCGAAAAGCTTGTCGACGTAATCGAGTAAATGGCGCGCGAACTCAGAACAGCAAACGACATCTGGATAGACCTGCAGGCCGAGGTCGATGCCCTGCCCGCCATCCGCGACGCCGCGAAGATCATGATCCCCGGCGACCGGCTGGGGCTGGCTGGAAAGGTCGTAACCCTCGATCGGCCGCGCCTCTTGGCCAAGGCCGACACCAGCGGCTGCAACTGGGACCTGACCCACTACCAGGGCCTTATCCCCGGCGGGTGGGACTCGACCATTCAGCCGCTGATCGACGCGGCGAAGACGCGGTACAGCATGCGCACCGTTTTTGATCCGCCGCCGGCAGCACAGTTGAAGAAAAAGTAGCATCAGGCGCCCTGGACCGCCAGCGCCACGGCGACTGGGCGCACCCAGATCGGCATCGCGCTGAGTTTGAAGGTCTCGCCGGCCTCGGCCAGCAGGATCGTCTGGAACATCACATTGGCGATTGCCTGAGCTGCCGCCGGCGGGACCGCGTTGCCGATGCGCTCGCGCCATTCCTGATCGCTTTTCCCTTCCATTTGGAAAGCATGCCGATTCGGCACGACGTGCCATATCCCGGTGACTTCGTCCTGTTCGTAGTCCCAGCCCCAGCATTCCTCCGGATCGACCAGGCTTTGCAGCGCCGCCAGCTCCAACGTGGTGAAGGGGCGATGCCAAGTGCCGTCAAGCGCGCGGATGTACGCCACGAGCTTTTGATTCAGCGCCGGCATGGATGCCGGACGCGGATCGGCAACGGACCATTTGCCGTTGTCATGCCCCGCCGCCGCGCTTACGGCGCCGCTGGGGGCTTCCCAGTGCTGCACGCCGTAGTGCCCTGCCGTCAGGTAAGCATCGCCCTTGCCGCGCGCCAGGTTGGGCCGGGGATCGGCTACCGCGTAGGCGCCGCTGTCGTCACCGCCGATGACTGTGCCGGCAGACGCATCGAAAGGCGTCACCATGTACTTGCTGAACAGGGGCCCGGCCGGCGGGCGCGGATCGCTAACGGCAAAGGCGCCCTGCCCGGTCGTGCTGCCGCTGATGATCGTGCCAGCGGCGGCGCCGAAGTCGGTAACCGGATATTTCCCGAAGGTGCCCGGTGATGGGCGCGGATCAGCGACCGCCTGGCCAGGCCCGCCGGCGCTGGTGACGGCGCCGGTAGCGGCATCCCATCCGACGATGCGGAAGCAGTTGTTGAACTTCGGCGCGCCGAGGTGGCGCGGGTCTGCGACCGCGTAGGCGCCCTGGCCAGGGTTCTGCTGCCCAGCTATTGCACCGGTACTGTCCGTCCAGTTGTGGACCCCGTAGGCCTGTCCATCGGACCATTTAGCGGACTGGTCGAAACGCACATCAGCGACAGCAAAGCGGCCATTGCTGGGCAGTGATTCGCCCGCCACCGCTCCGCTTGGCTGCTCCCAACCCACCACCCCGCCGCCGGCTGCATAGAGTTCCTGGCGGGGATCGGCGACGGCGAACGCCCCATTGGTCGGCAGCCCTCGGCTGGTGATGGCGCCCATGGAATCATCCCATCCGTTGACGCCGAGGTTGGTGCGCTGCATTTCCGGCACCAGCAGGAAATCGCGCAAGTGCCCGTTTTCCACCGCCAGCTCGTTCAGGCTGCGCCAGTCGCTACCGGCTTTGACGAAAGCGAGGCGCAACCAGGTCTTCATCTGCAACTGGGGGATGCGGTGCATTGGGCCGCCGCGCAGGTCGCCGGGCAGCGGCATCTGGCTCAAAATCTCCCCGACGCCGCGAAGGTTATGCTTCTCCGGCTCGTACAGCGAGGCCGGGACCTGCTCCATGTGCCGCGCCACCAACAGGAAGCGCTTGCGGCTCTGCGCCAGTTCGCCCAGTTCGCCGCAGTCGTGCGTGGTTTCGGCGACGGCGTAGCCATAGGCGCGGAACAACGCGATGATCTGATCCAACAGGCTACGGCCGCGCGTGGCAATGCGGGGCACGTTCTCGAAGACGATCAGCTTGATCGGCTTGTCTTTGTAGGCTTCAAGCATCAGCCAGACGCCGCGCAGGGTAAGGCGGTTCAGCGCCTGGTACTTGTCGGTCTTGCTCTTACTCTCCGACAGCAGGCCGGAGAATCCCTTGCATGGCGCCGACAAGAAGACCACATCCGGGTCCTCGTTGCTGAAAGCCATGTGAATATCGGCGGTGGTCGCTTCGCGCCAGCCTGGGGGCGGCATGTGGCCATGAAAGGCGAGGTATTGTTCCAGATCGAACAGGTCCAGCACGGTGCCCCGGACGCCGGAGCGGTTTTCGAAGTCCTTGATGACGCCGGGATGCACGTCGATGCCGCCGATGCAGCGCCCGCGCGCCTCGATGTTGCCGACGCGGGCGTGGCCGCGATTGAAGCCGCGCGCGCCGCCGCCTGCGCCACAGAAAAAATGAGCGTGTTTGATCACGCGAATGTCGAGCGCCATTAGGCGAGTTCCTTTTCTTTTGCGTTGTAGCCGGCCAAAAACGCAGCTTCCAGACGGTTGCGGAGATACGGCCCGCTGGTGACGCCGGACTGCAAGCGCTCGCCTTCCGGGCTTGCCATGAAGACGTCGCGCGCCATCGCGATGGCGGAGCGGTGATCTCGCTGCGCCAGGTCCGGCGCCTGGCAGGGGCCTAGGCCGCAATCAGCACAGGTGCTGGGGTAGCCGTGGCCCTCGTTATGGAGAACGTGCGCGCAAGTCATGCCGCTCTGCTCCCTGGCGACCGACAGCCGCCCCAGGCTCCGGTGCGAGGCCCAGGCGCCGCCTGTTCTTGAAGGGCGCGCAGGTAGGCCCAGTCGACGTCCGGGCGCAGGGCTTCGCAGCGCACGGCGCGGCCGGTGGCGCGTTCGATGGCGGGGCAGTGTTCGGCGGGAATGGAGCGGCGGTTGAGCCAGTTCCAGACGTGCGACTGGCTCAGCCCGATTGCCGAAGCAAGCGCAGATTGTCCGCCGCAAAAAGTGATAGCTTCTTGGAGCGCTTCCACCCCGGTCGCTATCGCCGGGCGCGGGGGCATCAGCAGCATGTACAGCTCGCTGATCAACTGCCGGCACTGCGCATGCGAAGCGGTGACTTCCGGATGGTCGACCAGGTACTCGGCGCGCGCCAGCGGGGAATCGGCGGGGCCGCGGTCGGCTTTGCCGCTGTCGCCCGCCACCGGTTGCGCCAGGCCGTGCGCGATCGGCCGGCAGACCGGACACGGCGCGCCGGCGGCATCCTCGCCGGTGCAGTCGCAGGCGTAGCAGTGGCCGGGCTGGTATTCGCGCAGGTCGAACCAGCGATCGATCGCGGGGGCGTCGGGACCGTGGCCGTTGTGGAAATGGCGCATGCTCAGGCCTCCAGCGCGCGGAAGGCCGCCACCAGCGCTGCCTTGGTGGAGTTGTAAAGATCACTGGAGGCCGAGACCTCTGCGTCGGTCGGCTCCTGCGCGGTATCGCCCTCGAAGGCCTTGTCGTCCCGCAGGTCCGCCTCATCGGCGGCGATGTGCGCGGCCGCGAAGTCCTTGGCGGCCTTGACGAACGCTTCTTCCGCCTGGTCGCGCGGCGATGGCTCAGCGGTGAAATGGGTCTCCGCCAGCATGACCCGCATCAAGTCGTCGGGGGTCGGAGCGTTCACCGGGGTCTCGCCGGATTTGGTATGCGCGAGTGAATTGATCGTGCGGATCAACTCCATAGCGCCGACCAGGGTGGCCTGGCCAAGCCCGACAGCCTTGCGCCCGTTTTTCAACTGGTAGTTCATCATCGAGAACACCAGGTCGCGCGCTTCTGCGACTTTGGCCGGCTCTTCGCCGTGAAGCTCCCGCAGGGACGCCCAGAGCCAGACCAGCGTCGGCGCGTGGCAGTCGCGGCCCAGCAGGATGAACATCGGCTCATCGGGTTTTGCGTTGGCGTAGCAGTCAAATGCGCCAGGATCGTTTTTGGTGCCCATTAGGCCCTCCGGTAGGTTTGGGTGAGTTGCTTGTTGATTGAGTGACCACGGCGGCGCAGGATGTTCGCCAGCCGGGCGCGGTCGTGATGGGAACCCGTGGCTTGGCCGAAAACGCCGAAATAGCTGTTGGCCGTGACGAAAAGGGCTTCGCCTGCAAGGGATTCCACGCGCGAAAGTGCTTCGCGATAGGTCCGCCGGCGGGTGTAACGGTGATGGGGCTTGATCACCTGACCGACAAAATCCACGCCCCGATCGACCGGCTGCAGGATGGTTTTCGAGGGGTTCAGGCGCACCGCCAACGCCGCAGGCAGCCAGGAGTCGAGGTCCGCGAGAATTTCGTTCAGTCGCCCGGGCTCGCCCAGGAATAGGAAGTCATCGACGTACCGGATGTAATGTCGGCTGCGCAGGACGTGCTTCGCCCGCTGGTCGAGCTCATTCAGGTAGACATTGGCCAAGAACTGGCTGGAGAGATTCCCGATCGGGAGGCCGTTTTCTGCCGACTGGTTGATCAGGCGCTTGTGCGGCGGCACCTTTTCAAGCAGCTTGGGGTTGCCGCGAAACTGGAAGTTCTCGCGAACATCGTGAAACAGGACGCGGCCGGCGAGGTCCAACCACCAAGGCTCGGGGATGTGGCGCGCCAGGAGGCCAAACAGGATCGGCTTGTTGATCGTGACGAAGAAATTCGCCAGGTCGCACTTCAGATAGTGGACGGGCTTCGTCCAATTCTCGGTCGCGCTCCGGATCTTCGATTCCAGGCGTTGGGCGGCATAGAGCGTGCCGCGGCCCGGGATGCAGGCACACGAATCAGCGATGAACATCGCGTGGAAACGCGCGGCAACGCGGTTGTAAAGGAGATGATGGACGATCCGATCGCGAAAGTCCGCCGCCCAGACCTCGCGGGATTTTGGGCGGGTGATGACGAAACAGATGCTTCGGCCGGGCGCGTAGGTGCCGGCGCGCAGCTCGTCATCCAGCGTGCCAAGGTTGCGCTCGAGGTTGACTTCGAAGGCCAGCGCGGAGGCGGTGTTTCGCTTCGTGCGCCGGCAGTCGAAATACGCGGCTACGAGCTCCGCGAAGGTGAAGTCTGCATGGTGGCGCGCGGATGGGGTAAATTGATCTGCGGACGGCACGGGCTCGGTACTCGTTGTTCTTGTGGTTGTTGTTCTGGTTGCCGTTAGCGAAGTTCTGCATCCAGGCATAGTCCGAGTTCTGAGCGTGCTGCGTCCATTCGCGCTATCTACGTCGCCCCGCCGAGCATCGATGGCCTTCAGCGGGGAAACTGCACCGGACCGGGCCTGCTGACTCGCAGCGGTATCCGGGATGTGCATGTCCGTGGCCTTGTGAGCCAGGGGCGCGACCAGATTAAAAGTCGCACTGTCCGGGCGGCCGTGACCACTCGGAAACTGGCGATCGCTATTCATAATGCTTTTTCCATCCGTTGGCCTGCTTGCCGATCGAGTTCGTGTGCTCGACCGCCTGGGCGTATTGCGGCTGCGAAATCAGCTTCAGGTCCTGGCAAAGGCGAAGCGTGATCTGGACAACCTCAAGCCGCTCAAGGATCTTCTGCAGGTGCGGGACCTTGTCATCGGCGGAATTCGCCCGATAGATCAAGAGCACCACGGCGACGCATTCCTTGCGAAGCTCGGTGCCGAGGTCGGACTTAAAATCCCTCGGCATGTTGCGGACGAAAGCCGCGACGAGCTTGAGCAAGTCGTACGTCACCTTGTAGATCGGCAATTTGGCGTGTGGGGCGACCATGCTGAAAATTGTTAAATTACTGAATGACTAATCTGCGGACGGCACGGGCTCGGTACTCGCCGCCCTTGCGGTAGCCGTACTGGTCGCCGTAAGCGAAGTCCTGCACCCAGGCACAGTCCGAGCCCTGAGCGTGCTGCTCGGAAGTCCAGTGCCAGTTTTCGGAAAACTCGCCATTGAGGTTCCGAAACAGCGTGAGGCCGTCATAGCGGGTCATCAGCGACCAGTCGTCGAAGCCTTCGGTCCGCAGATCGCCGGCCCAAGCCTTGGCCGCTTCCCAGTCAAGACGATGTTCACGCTCGGTCTGGGCGAGGACCAGGTGACACGCCCGGCCGTCATCGGTGATCGAGAGGCCGGCGTAAATGCCGCCCTGCCCCGCCCAGACTTCGCCGATCGCCGGCGGAGTCATGATTGCTGCGGGTGATGCGCCGCCCTTGCGCATGAGGTCCGCCAGCCAGAGGCGGCCCAGCGTTTCGGCATCGATCGAGACATCAGCCCCGGCAATCTTGAGGTGCACCGGGCCTTTCGTGAGAGTTTCCATGTAGTTCCTTCGTGAATGAGGAGGTTTTCGCCGCCGTCGAAATGGTTGAATTGCTAAATTTTTAACCTGCGGACGGCACGGGCTCGGTACTCGCCGCCCTTGCGGCTGAGGTCCTGGTAGCCGCCAGCGAAGCCCTGCAGCCAGGCACACGCCGAGTCCTGAGCGCGCTGCGTAGAGGACCAGTACCAGGCCTCTTCGAACGCTTCAGCGCCGCCCGAGGCAAAGGCCGGCACCTGGGTGATTGCCGGAAGCGCATCGGTATAGGGATAGCCAGGCGGTACGCTGCTGGGGTTGTCGCCATCGCGATATCCCAGGTTTTTCCGCGTCGTCGGCTTGAAGTGGCGGTACAGCAATTCCAGTTGGTCGCGCGCAGGCAGATGCCAATCGGTCTCGCCATCGATATCCAGGCTGAGGACGGATTGCGCCAGCGGGCTGCCAGCTTCGGCCATCGCGCGGGTGTTCGACATGCCGTCGAAAAAGCTCAGGGCGCCGGCGACGGACTTCAGGTTCTTGTTCCAGCGGACGGGCGCGAAGTCGCCGATCTTTCCGGAGACGATCAGCAGGCAGAGCTGATCACCCTCGAGATAGCGGCCTGCGTAGTAGCCGCCGGCGAACGGGGTGCCGACGACGTCGGGGATGCTGATTGCTGCTGCGGTGAGTGCGTTCATTTCCTTCCTTTCTTGGAGCGGGTTTGTGGTTGATGCAACGCGAGTGATCAACCGGAATTCTGTTAAGCGGAGTAACCGCCGAGGGCTTCGACCAGGCCGCTGATCACCCGGCTCATTTCGCCTGTGGTGATCGCGAAATCCGTGTCGAAGCGGTCGGCTTCTTCGAGATCGTCGGAAAAGACGCCCTCAAGGAACTTAATTTTCTTGATCTGCAGTTGGTCGGTGAGCACGAACGAAACGCGGCCCTCGTACGCCATCGCCAGGCGCGTCGGGACCTTTCCGCCCTCGACGTGCTGCCGGACTTCGGCGATATCCAGATGGTGACGGGCGTACTTCACGGTTGCCTGCATGTCATCGGTGGACTTCAGTTCGCATTCCCGGTCGACATCGAAATCGCCGGGCGAGCTGCGGCCGGCCAGCCAAAGTGCCATTGAGGCCGCCGGCGAGGAGGCAGTCGAGACTTGCGCGGCCGTCAAGCCCGGTACGGACTTGAACAGCAGAGTCAGCACGTCCTCGGCCTTTTTCTGGCTGCCGACTTCGAGCGCGAGAACGCGCGCCGCGGGGTCGATCCACACCCAGATGCTTTCCTGTCGGGTGAAGGCCTGCGGGAGAAGCTGAAGGTAGGTGTCTTCGCGGATCTCGCGCGCCTGCTTCTTGCCGGGCTTGCGGCCGGTGATCTCTTCGATCTTGGCCATGCGCTCATCCGCCTTGCGGCGCACCACGGATGCCGGGAGCAGGCGCGATTCGACTTTGAACTGGAGAATCCAATGTCCACCGATGGCCTCCGCCAGGGCGCCATTCTCATCACCACGCGGAGACACCCAGCCGGCGGACTTGTCCTGGCTGGGGAGGCATTCGGCGAAGCGCGCGGCCGTCAGACCCTCTTCCACTTGAGCGAGCGCCGGCAGGTTTGCGCCCAGGGTGTAAATGATGAGGTTTTTGAACATGGTTTCTCGGTAAAGGGAGGGGCTCGGCGCTTTGGGCGCTAGAAGACAGGAGATTTTTCCCGCTGCGCTCCGCCCCATTGATCGGTTGCTATTTGGCTGTCACCAGCCCTTTTGATTTGAGCTTCAGGTATGTTTCGGCGTGACCGTGCCAAAACGCTATTTCGACCTCTTCGCGCGTCAGATGCGCGGGCAGCGCGTGCTGACCGTCAACCACCATGTGGCAGGGGTAGCAGGCATATGCGCCAAGTTCGTCCGCTGCCTTGTGCGCGCCGCCCTTCCCTGCCCGATGCGTATTCGGGTGGGCCAGGACGGTTTGCTCGGGATTGAACGAACAAACCTGCGGCAGGCGAACCGTGCAGTCCTCGTCGCGCGCGCTTTCGCGAATCTTGCTCACGCGTCCTCCGTAAATTTCATGATCTTGTCGACCACCGCGTCCAACTCGGCCCGGCCCGCGTAGTTCGTGAGCACGCGCTCCAACAGCACGTTTGCCACCGCGTCATAAAGCTCGTTGAACTCGGGGTCTTCCATGCTTCCGAAGCTGATGGACTTCGCGACCACCTGCATGCGGCCCTCGAGGTCCCAGTGCTGTTCGAAATAACCAGCGAGCTTCGTGATGTCCTTCCGGAACGTCTCGAAGTTCTTCTCCACCGCCATGCCGCGGTAGGTCTTGTGGACACGCTTGGCGCCCCAGTGCTCGAAACCCAGGGTCAGCAGGGCGAAGAACTTCCGGTGTTTGACCGGATCGCGCGGGATCACCATCGAGAGCGAAAACACCTCGCCTGGCTCGGCCTTCATCATCCGGCGCCAGAACCGCTTCCAGCGCTTCCCATCGTCAGGCGACAGCCCGCGCATCGAGTCGTGCAGGACCCGATTCAGCGCCGCGCGCTCGATATCGGTGAGCGCGACCTGGTGCTTTTTGACGATGGTGACGTCGGACATTGGCTCAGCTGATCCGCTTGTATTCGAACTTGCGCTTGATGTTCTCGTCGAGGTGTTTACCCTTCGATTCGGCGGCGATCAGGGCCGCATGCTGCTCCGCCGGCACCGCGAAGTAGTGGTACAGGCTGGTCGCATCCGGCGGAGCATCCTTGCCCTTGCGATAGAACTCGACGGCGAGCGTTTGGCTAGGAATGTCGTAGCCCACAGCCTTGATCTGGCTGGAGTCAACGGCATCCAGGGCAATGGCGAGCGCAGGGGTGATGGGCGCGACGGGGGTGATCTGGGTATCCATGGTTTTCTCCGGTGTGGGTGTGTGAATCAGTCCTGATAGGCGGGCTGGCGGCGCTCGCTGAGTTCCTGCAGGTCCATTTCCAGCAACCAGCCGATGACCTTCTGTTCGCTGACGCGGTAGGACGACGAAAGCAACAGCAGAATCGCGTCGTCGGTTGGGCGCACGCCGCCGGCGGCGACCTTGAGATACGGGCTGCTGGTAGCCTGCGGAACTGCGCCGGCCTTGGGGGCGGTAGTCGCAGCGGGGGTCAGTGCCAAATCGGGGTGAGTAGGAGTGGCCTGCGCTGGCGCCGCGGCTTGGGCAGTAACCAACTTGTCCGCCTCTTCCTTTCGGATGCGCTCCCGATCGGCTTCCAGGCGCTGGGCTTCTTTCTGCTGATGCTCAGCGACCCGCAACTTGACCAGCGACGTGAAGTCCTCTGGGGCCTTCAGGATGATTTGGAAGGTATCGGGGAAAAGGTGAGTGTGCTCGGCGCCGAACTCTTTCAGGGTTGCCATGTTGGCCCTGATCCGGTTGGCGGTCTGGTTGGCTGCGATCTTGGCGCGCGCCAGTTCGTTGGAAACCGCTTCACGCAAGCTGGCGACCGTTCGCTTACCCTTCATTGCACCTGCGAAGTCAGCAGCGATCACCGGCATGTAGGCGTGGCCCAGTTCGGCGTTTGCCGTCGCCAGGTGCTTCGTCAGGGCATCCTGACCGCCCTTGAGGATTTCAGAGCGGATATCCGCCTTTTTTTTCTCGACCAGTTTGTCAAGTTCCAGGCGTTTGGCGCGCATCAAAGCCTTGATTTCGTCCATGGCGCGGAAAACAGCGTCGATATCCGCCGCCTGCGCCTGGGCCTGTGCCTTCACCACGTCAATGCGCTTTTCCCCGTCTTCGAGGAACGTCACCATTTTGGCGGCGTCGGCAAAGGACTGGTCGTCGACCAGATTCGTGTTGATGCCATCGATCCGAGCAGCAACCACCGCGCGCCATGCGTCGATATTGGATGCGACGACGCGACCCGAGATTTCAACCGACAGCGCCGGAAGGTTGGTGATCGGTGCGGCCGCGGCGGCAGCGGGAGTCTCGACCGGCTGGAAGTTCTTGACGTCTTCCAGCAGCAGGCGCCAGGCCGGGATGATCTTCGCGCGCCATTCCGGCTCGCTTTCGTACCACTGGTGCAACATGGTGTCCCGGTTGCCGTTGGACGCCATGAACAGGCACCGCTTGGCGCCGATCACCATCATCTGCTGTTCCATCTGAGGCTTGTAAAGGTCGGGAATCACTCCGGCCTTTAGGGCTGCCGCCAGCTCGATGTTCAGGCTCTTGTGCTCGAACAGCGTCTCCTCGTCCATGGTGACGCCGTCATAGGACGACGCCAGCGGCACACCTTCCATGACGTGCGAGGCGCACACCGGGTACAAGTCTTCGCCGATGATCTCTTCGGCCCAGGGGCGCGCGATCGCTTCGAAGCGGTGGCCGGCATCGAACCGGTCCTGCTGCTCGGCGGTCGGCTCCGGGCGGTCGCCGGTCGCCAGTTGCCGGATGAATTCCGAGCGGCTGACGTAAGGCGACATGCCGAGAACTACCGGCGCCTCCGAGGCGTTGCAGAACTTCTCGCGATGGGCAAGCCATTCCGGCGTGCCTTGAACCAGGTTGTGGATGGTGTGCATGGCGACCTCAGAGCGGGTTAGCGAGAAACTTCATGGCTTGCTCGACCTGCGCCACCGTGAGACCTTCAAGCGCCTCAACTTGAAGGTGCTTGCAAATTTCTACGTCCGTGATGGTCATGAGCTTGGCCTTCTCCCGCAGCGCCTCAATAAGGGCTGGCGCTGCGCCAGCGTTCTTGCTTGCCGCATGATCGATGGGGGTGGACTCGCCGCCACGAAGGGCGACTTTCTGCTCATCGGACAGTGCACCCTTGCTTTCCAGCATGGTGATGATCTGGTCGGGCGTCTTCTTGCCTTCGGCGATGGTCTTCTGCCAGCCCGGAAGGTTCTTTTTGAACAATTCCAGGTCATAGGGCGGCTTGGCCACGCCGGCAGGCGGACTTTTGCCCGTCGCCGCCGGATCGTCCTTGTTGAACAGCACCTCGACGGTGGTATCACCTTCCTTGATCGCGGTGAGATAACCGCGCATGGTCGCCAGGTGCTCGAGGGTGATTTCCTCGACGCCGGCCACGCCGAAGTGCTCGAATATGGTTTCGCCGCTGACGCCCCGCTTCTGGAAGTTCGCCAGGGCGGCAAGACGGCGATTGCTAAGCGTTTCGGCGGTGCCCATGATGGTCTGGCGGGCCTTGTTGTAGAGCGGTGACCAGAGAGCCTTCGGGATGACCTTGAGGATGGCGTTGCGCAGCGCGATCGAGCTGCCAGCGTTGGCCGTCACGCCGATCATGTCCGGCTTGTAACGCTTGCCCTTGGAATCGATGATGCGGCGCTGCACCTCGTAGGTGATGGCGACATTGCGTTCCAGGTCGTGCATCACGCCTTGGGCGGTCACGAAGTCACCCACATCGCTGATTACGCGCGCGCCGGCGCGGGCATTGCCCCAGCAGGAGAAGATGATTTCGGCGAAGCGCGCGCTGGGGCCTTCCAAGGTTTTGGTTTCCCAGCGACCGGTGTCCTTGTTCATTTCCTTGCGCGGGAGGGCGTAGACGCATTCCTCGGCGACTTCTTCGGAGAGGGTCACCAGCTGCTCGGCCTCGCCCATGAACCGCTTGATGCTGCGCGGGTACTTGTGCGCAGTGGCGATCTGCTGGTCAATTTCGCTCTTATTGAGCAAAGCGACCGTGCCGGACTCGGCGGTCATGATTTCGGGAGATTCTTCGAGAACTGCGCTCATGATGGTCTTTCTTGAAATTGTTAAATTACTGAATGACTAATCTGCGGACGGCGCGGGCTCGGTACTCGCTGCTCTTGCGGGTGCCGTACTGGCTGCCGCTGCCGAAGACCTGCACCCAGGCATAGGCCGAGTCCTGAGCGTGCTGCTCCGAAGTCCAGTGCCAGCCGTCGCCGAACTGGTCCTTGAGGTTGTTGAACAGGACAATCCCGTCATGACGATTCGGGAGCGACCAGTCGCGGGCGTTGTCCGTGGTGGTCAATTCGGCCGCCCAGGCCTTCGCGGCTTCCCAGTTGTGCTTCAGGTCGCGGTCGGTGTCGGCGAGGACCAGGTGGCAGGGCTGGCCGTTGTCGTCGAGCGAGAAGCCCGCGTAGATGCCACCCTGCCAGCGCTTGCCGATCGTCGCCGGCGGAAGCAACGCCGCGACCGGGGCGGCTTCGCGCTGCAGGCGCTCCAGCAGGAGCTTGGTGATCTGGTCTTCGTGGATAGCTATTTCGATTCCGTTGATGATGAGGTTCATGCTGCTTTTCTCCCGAGGTAACGCATGGCGATCACCGCTTCGGTGTGCATGCAGATTTTGTCCATGAGGCTCAGATGCCCTGCCTGCTCGTTGCATGGCTTGTGTGCGAGCACCTTGTTGCTGATGTGGTCGGGCCCACCATGGGTGAGCGCCAACAAGTGTTCCTGCGTGATGTCGTCTCCGAGCGAGAATTGGCAGTAAAAGCAGAGGTCGCCATCGCGCTCGAGCAGGGTCTGGACAACAACACGGTCCTGGCGCCGGCGCACCGCAGGTTTGCCGACTCGATAGGCGGTGCCGCTGATGAAGGCATCCCACGCGGTTGCTGCCTCGACTTGCATGGTCAAGAGGTCGTACTTGTCGCGATAGATGATTACGACGCCGCGGCGGCCGCGAAAGCGCAGGACTTCCCATTCGCTGGTCGGCTGCAGGATCTCCGCGCCGGCAGCATCAAGCCATGCGGTGAACGATTCCAGCCGTTGCTTGAACTTCTTCATGCTCGGCGTGCTCATGCGACCGCCTTGAGCGACCGGCGCGGCGCCAGATACTTGTTGGAATAACCCTCGACAGCGCGTGCGGCGATGCTTTTCTGCTCACGGCGCAGGGCTTCGCGCACAATCTCGTTGTCGGCGGTCCGGTCGCGACGCTCTTGGACGCGCGGCTGGGCATCTTTGGCAATGTCCATCGCCCGGGCGAGCTTCTCGGCGTAGTTCATCGCGTCTCCAGCACGTAGGTGCGTACACGGGCGTCCGTAATCTTCACCGGCGGGCCGGCGTCGATGCGGCACATGACCTCGCCCTTGTGCCAGGAAGTGGCGCCGCCATCCGTCACGACCGTGCAGACCTTGCCGGCGACCGTTACCCAAGGCTCCCGGTGGCGCATGCCCATGACGTGCTCTTCCTCATGGCCCAACGCGCTCTCATCGATGGTGGAGTAGTAAATTTGGTACTCGGGACACGCCTGGACTTTCAGAGTGCAGGCGCTCGCGCCGCCGTTGCAGGCGGTCAAATCGTCGGGGTGAAAAGTGGTGAGCGTGCCGCCAACTTCAGCGACGCGCAGCGGCCCGGGCACCGTGCACCCGCTGGACAGCATGGAGAGCGCGAACAGGACGGCGACCAGACCCCAGCCGAGAATGCGCATCCAGCGTGGCGGCGGGCTGATCGGCCCTTTTTGGAAGTAGCCCTGCTGGAGTCCTGGATCATTGCGGGCGGCCAGCGGCACGACGCAGCCGCCATCGATTGCGCAGGACTCGCCGGGCTCGCGCTTGCAGTACGTGCAGGGGCGGAGATTGCTCACTGTCAGCCCTCCAGCGAGCCCGGCACGCGGCCAGTGCCATTACAGTCTTCGCACTTGACCCAGTGATTGATCATGGCGACACGCGAGCGCTCGACCTGTCCATAGCCGCCGCAGGTGGGGCATTCCCGACCATTCACCTTGGCGAGCGCGGCCCGTGCGATTTTCAGCGCCCGCACCGTGGTCATGCTCGGCTTCGTGCCGTTGCAGTTGGTGCTGATCTCCGGTGAATAGCGAAGGATCGACTCGGAGGCGTCCAGCGCGGCCAGCAGTTCGTCGCGCTGCGCCTTCAACTCAACGTAGGCCAGTTCTGGCGGTACTACCTTCGCGCCCATGATCGAGAGAATCTCGGTCGGCGCATCGACGCAGGCATTCCACGCCGCGCAAAGACGCTCGGCGTCGAATTCTTCCTTGCCGGTCATCCACAAGTTGGCGATCGGCTTTCCGTTTTCCGCGCGCAGCGTGACATCAAGGCCGCGCGTCTCGACGTGCAGGAGGCCGGAGGTGTGGTTGGTGTCAGCCATTACGCCGCCACCACGTTGGTGCGGCTCAGCGCCAGTTCGGCGGCGTCGGGCATTACGCGCCGGATGCGGACGGTGACTTCCTCAAAGGCTTTGCCGTTGAGTTCGGCGTGCGCCAGCTTCTGAACTTCGATTTCGGCGAGGTCGGAGCCGAGTACCGCACGGCTGGCGGTCTTGACTGCGGCGCCATCGACGACCACCAGGACGGACCACAGCGGCAGCGTTGCCTGAAACGCCGCGTCTGCCAGGTCGATCTCGCGGCAGACGCGCGCGGCCTCGGCAAACTTGTCGAGTACCGGGGTGGGCATCAGCGCTTGTGGAGGCAGGCAGTCCGGCAGCGCCTTGACCGGCGCGGCCTGGATGCGGTCCAGCATCCCCGGGAGGTCCTTCAGCATGACGGCGCTCATTCAGGCGCCTTCGCGGCGCGCGCGGCGATCTGAACTTCGAGGGCGGTCTTGCGAGCCGCGATCAGTTCCAGGCAAATGCGGGCTTTGAACATTTCTTCTCTCCTGTCGAAGGTGACTAGCGATCACCGTGAAGAGAAGATTACCGTTTGGTAATTGTCGTGTCAATACCTTTTGGTAATATTTTTAGCGATATTCATAGGCGGTTGATTTGATGCAGTAATATTCCCGCATGAGCGGCAAAGTACTTGACTGGATCGGCTGCGCGACGGGAGTCGCGGGCGCGGGCGTGCTCGCCCTGAATCAGCCGTGGAGCGGCTGGGGCTTCGTCCTATTCCTCGTCAGCAATGGCTGCTGGTATGCGCATGGGCGCCGCGCTGGGGTGCCGGCAATGAGCGTGATGCAGGTGGGCTTTACTGTTACGAGCCTGGTCGGCGTGGCGCGCTGGCTAACCTGAAATGCTTTCAGAGTGCAGACATGTGCACTCCCTCTTTCGACTCCCTTGGGCAGGTGCGGTGCTCCGTCCATCAGTAGTCTCTCGCTTACGTTTGGCTTGCTGCCGTAAGCTACTTCACCCACGCTTGCCGACGCTCTCGTCATTATCGTGCCACACCTCAGGAGCGATACTTGCTGCTGTAAATCCGAGCTATACGACGGTCTGCGGCATGTCAACAGTATATTTTCATTACTAATGCCATGTTTTTTAACGACATTTTCTAGAAATTAGTTAACAGCAGACGGCGAAAGCCGAATAGAGATGCAGAAAAGTAATACTTTTCAATACTGAAATTCTGTAGACAGGGCCGAGGGTACCGCTTTACGATGCGGTCTAGACCGTAAAACAAGCCCGCAAAAAGTGTAACTTTGGGTAAGGTTTACGACCGATCCGCCGAAATACTGGTCGTAAGCTATACATAGAGTCAGCCTCTTTCTTTTCGATTTTTAGCCTCCATTTTTGTTTCAGGTTGGGAGGCTAAGAAAGGGGCGGAACCGAGGGAACCCGTAGCTGGGGCAGCGCCATGCGATTTGATTTTGAGAAGTTAAAAGCAGCAATCCACTACATCTGCGAAAAGGCCACGCCTTTTCAGGATAAGTTCGACCATATTAAGCTGAACAAAGTGCTGTGGTATTCGGATGCATATGCCTATCTGCAACTGGGCTCGCCGATCACGGGCGTTAAATACATCCGCAAAAAGCACGGCCCTGTTCCGAAGCATCAGCGCATGGCTTTGGAGGTCCTGGAGCAGGAAGGTAAGATCAAGCATGGAAAGAGCATGCCTCTTTTCAGCCATCGCTACGACGTGATCGAAGACGCGGACAAAACGCTTTTCCAAGGGCAAGAACTTGCCATTATTGATGACGTGTTCAAGCGCGTCGTCTTGGATGGACACTCCATGCGCGTCAGCGAACGAACCCATGGCGAAATCTGGGAACTTGCTGAGGAAGACGAGGAGATGCCGCTCTACACCGTCTTTGCTGAAGAGCTGGGCACCATCACCGAAGAGCACAAGCGACTGGCCACCGCAGACCTGATGCCAGCGTAGTGCTTGATGCTTCCATCGCTTCGTGAAACCGACACGGTAACTCAGGCGATCGAAGCTGCGGTTGCGATTTACCCATTTGCTGAAGATGTTTACAACTCCGCAACTTGGCGAATCGTCCACGAGCCAAGCAGTGGCGACGATCTGACCGGCTATTCACGCCCCTATCGGCTGCTATATGTCATGCCAAACCGTTATGCCGGCTCGCCCGGGCTGCTGGTACGCTACTACGAAGAGCGGCGCGGTGATAACGACCATTGGATACACATCGACTGGGTAAAGTATTTCGAACCTGACGGAAACGCTGGCGCCGAAACCCCTAAAGCATTCGATATGCGTCGATGACCAAAGCCCGCTTCGGCGGGCTTTTTCTCTTCTAACATGTTAGAAAGTGTGCATGCGCATGCACACCCGCCGGCGCCCTACTTCAACTGCCCCGCCATAGCATCCTGAAAGATCGCCCAGATCATCGAGCCTTTGGCTGCCCGAACAGTTTGCTCGCCTGGCGTTACGGTCGGCCCCAGCATCAGTACATGGGCGAACTCACAAGGCGCAGTGCAATCGGCTTCCGCTTGGTTTTGGCCGTCCGACCACATGACATGGTAAGCGCCGGTGCTATCTTGGCCCTTATAAGTGACCATCATCAACGGTTTCGTTGTAATTCCAGATCGAATGTCTTCGGCACTCAAAGCGAGCTCATAGCCATATTGTCCAGCACGCTCGACGACATAGTGGTGGGGCTTTGGACTCAGAAGTGCTTCTATTAATCTGGAAACATCTGCCTTTTTGGCAGTGCCTGCAGCGATCTCTTCCTGCAAGCCTTTGCCGCCTTGCTTGCAGATCATTCGCACCAGATCCTCATGCCGACGATTCCAGTAATCGGCGGGCAACTTTGCCTCTACAGCTAATTTTGCCAAGTTGGCCTGATAGCTTTGGGTTCCATATTCAACATCTGAGCAGGAAATAGCCGCCGAGCAATTGCACGCCAGGAGCGTCAGTGCGAGTCCTGCAATGAAGTTTTTCATATTGCCCTAAGAATTTATTCCAACTCGACTTTGGCGACGACTGTCCCCAGGACTCTGAAGCGTTGATAGATCGGCTGATACTGCGAATTCAGAGGCTTCAGGAATACACGAGCGCCGTCTTTGGCAAAGACCTTGAAGGTCACCTCGTCCTCGCCGTCGATCTTTGCTATCACCCGGTCCCCGTTCACCGGATCTCGCCTGTTCGGATCGACAAAAATCCGGCACCCATCCGGGTAGCTTCTTTGCCCAGACGGGTTGAACATCGAGTCGCCGCGCACCGTCAGGGCATACATCCCCTCTCTAATTGCTAAAGGCGAGTCGACCGGCTCCCCGTCACCTGGCTGGAACGGATCGGCCGCAGCGTGCCAATCGCCTGCCCGGATCCACGATATCAGGGGCACCTTCCCGGCCATGTCGATCGGCTCGCCAACATTGCCGATATCCCTGTCTAGATACCCGTCCGGCATTCCTGCTTGCTCCTCAAGCGCCCTTGCCTTCTTCTCACCGAAAGATTTTTTGCCTCCAAGGATCGCTGACAGCTCACCTTGATTGATTTCTGCGCCCGTTTTTTCATGGGCCTTGCGGATGAACTCTGCTTGGCTGCCTTCGCATTCATTCTTAATCCAGGCAGAGAGACGGTGCCGGCGAAGGGCAGGAAGGTTGGTTTTGGCCATGACGAATTGTCTTGACCAATTACCAAAATGTAAATTTCCAAAAGGTATTGACTTTGGATTACCGTTTGGTAATATCTCGGCCATGGACAAGCTCCTTGAATACCTAAATTCGCTCGCTACCAAAGACCGAGCGGACTTCTGTCTGGCTGCGGGCACCTCCGAGAACTACCTTCGCAAAACAGTCAGCCTTGGCGGCCGTTTCAAGGCCGAGCTCTGCTCCGCTATCGAAAAGGCATCGCAGGGGGAAGTGACCCGACGCGATCTCCGGCCTGACGACTGGCAGGATATTTGGCCGGAGCTCGCGGAGAAGGCTGAATAAATGAGCCTCGATTTTCAAATCAGGTATTGCCACGGCTGCCGCTCGGAAAGCTTTTTCCACCGGTTTCGTCGTCGCTGCACCTTTTGCGAAGACGCGCAATTGCAAACGAAAGGATTTCGGCGCTTCAAGCCGCTGTGCGCCCATTGCAATGTCAATCGACTTCACAGCGCGCGTAACTGGTTTTGCGGCCCCTGCGCCTCTGTGCGGCTGGTAGCGCAGCAATGGGCGGTCGCCCAAGTGGCTACGGCCATTCGCAATGGCTTGTTCCAGCGCGCCGATTCGAGGTCCTGTGCCGATTGTGGCAAGCAGGCCTTCGGTTATGACCATCGCGACTACTCGAAGCCCCTGGACATCGAGCCTGTCTGCCGCAGCTGCAACCGTCGGCGCGGCTCGGCGGCGCCTCTGAGCGGGGAGTTCCTTACGGAGATGGTGGCCCGTCGTGACGTGATTAACGCCTATCACAAAGCCAAATGGGCGGCCTTCGATGCGCGCTCGTGCGCCACCGCCCACGAGACCGCCTGACATGCGCACCCGGCACCTCCCGAACCTCCGCACCAGCCGACCGGCCCGGTGCCTACACAAGTTTGTCTCCGCCTTGATGGTTTCCCCCACGGCCCTCCCCTCCTCCGGGCCGGTCAAGGCTTGTCCGGCGCGACTTCCTCCCGCGTCGGGCCCTTTCTTCGTTCGTGTCGTTTCCATGCTGGGCATTGTCTTTTTTTGCCCGGTCGCTGTCGTTCCTAACCTCTCCTAATTATTAGGACCGTCTGTGTACAAGCTTTTTTACGGTGACGAAAACGAGGCTCTCCGCGCAGCCATCGAGAATGGCAAGGGCTACAAGGCCACCGCCGCTTTTCTCTGGCCGGCGCTCAAGGCCGAGACCGCGTACGCCCGTGTGAAAGCCTGTGTGAACGATGACAAGGCCGAGAAGTTCTCCTTCGCCGAAATCATCACCCTCTGCAATTTCAACGGGCGCTTTGATCCGCTGATGTATGCCTGCGACGAGGCGCATCACGACCGCCCGGTGGCCCGCGCGCCGGCCGATAAGCAGGCGCAATTGATGAGCGCTTTCAATAACGCGGTCGAGGATGTGAAAAAGATCGCAGCGCAGATGGAGCGATTCAAAGCATGACCATCCCTGCCTACGAGAACCGTAGCCTCACAGACATGCCCGGGGAACTCTGGCGTGACGTGACTGGCTTCGAGGGCGCCTACATGGTCTCCAACCTTGGTCGTGTGAAGACCTTGGCGCGAACCGTCAGTAATGCAACAGGCCTGCGGAATGTGCCATCGCTCATTCGCAAGCAGTCCTTCGTCGGCAAGATTTATCCGTATTTCGTCGTGACCCTCTATACCGCCCAACGCCGCAGCGTTTTCCCAATTCATCGGCTTGTGCTCACGGCATTCGTTGGTCCACGTCCCGACGGCTTTCACGGCTGCCACGGCCCTCTCGGGCCAAAGATCAATGCACTGACCAACTTACGTTGGGACACCCCTGCGGGAAATAAGCAGGATCAGATGCTCGCGGGCACTTGGGCCCACGGCGAGCGCAATGGTCAGTCAAAACTGGTGGAAGCGAATGTTCGCGAAATTCGCTCATCCAGTGATTCTGCACGCAAGTTGGCGCGCAAATTTAACGTGAGCAAGACGGTCGTTCAACATGCTCGAAAAGGAATTTCGTGGAAAACGGTCAACTGAGCTTCTTGCCCCCGCGCCCGAACCCCAGCATCGCCACCGCTATCGCCGAGCGCGATGAGGGCATGGCCAATGCCACCGCCGGCGCGGATGCGCAGTGCCCAAACTGGTCGGACCTTGCGCTCGAATGGCTGCGGACGTACGCGCGCGACCACGCGAGCTTTATCAGCGAACAAGCAACCGACGCCGCCCGCAATTGGGGGCTTGTCGAGCCCTCGAACCCGAAGGCCTGGGGTGGCGTCTTCAAGCGGGCCGCGCGCGACGGCGTCATCCAGCGCGATGGCTTCGGTGTCAGCAACCGTCGCCACCGCAGCCCCACACCCCTCTGGCGCTCCGCCGTCTACAAGGAACCCGCATGATCGACCAACCCACTCCGGCCCCGGCCGACGCTATGGCGCAACTGCACGCGCAGGGCCAAGCGATGATGGAAAGCCACTGGCAGCACATGGCCGCGCTGATCCTCTGGAAATGCAAGGGGAGCGTCCGTCTCGTGGTCTCGAAAAGGGATATCGAGCGCTTCGCCAAGGAATTCGCGCCGGGTTTCCCCACGCTCTACCACCGGCCCGGCAAGGAAGCCATCGAGTTCCAGGTCGTCACCGAGGCACGCGGCACCGCGATGGTGGCGGCCGATGCGCAACCGAAGGGGACGTCATGAACATCCTCTCCCGCACCTATCTGAAGTGGCGCAAGGCCGGCCTCGAGGGCGTCGCGCGCGAGCAGTGGTCGATCATGCAGTACCACCGCAAGGCCGCCATCTGGTACGAGGCTGGCGTCGGCGCGGAATCCAAAGCCAGCTTCGCCTATCACAACGCTGAGGCGCAACTCGCGCACAAGCGCGCAGAGGTCGCGTCGGCGGAGGCCATCGGCATCGCGGTACGCCTGAATCGGCCCTCGTTTTTTTTCGGCCGCCGAGCGGGAACGAAAGTTTCTAACTCGCAAGGCGCGCGCCCGTGAATCGACACGCAGCGAAGTACGAACACGAGCGCCTGCGCCCCGGCCTTGCGCCGGCGCCGCATCGCGTGACGCGGAAGGCACATCTGCTTCCGCCTATCGCCGAGCCCGTGGCGCCTGACCTCGCCGCCATCGCCCGCGCGGTGATGGTCGCCGTCGCCGTTGACGGTTCGTGCATGGTCGACCTGGTGGCGGGCAAGTTCTTTGTCCGAAAGTCGTGGGTCGTGCCAATCGGGACCAAGGTGGGCGCCTATAACTCGCGGGTGAAGCTCGGTGATGTAGCCGAGGATCTGGCGCACGCGCTTGCGGAGGCCTGCGCGTGAACGCTCGGTCGGAATCCGCCCCCGACGCCTACACGACCTTCCTGCACGCCAAAGTGCGGATGGCCGAGGAATTCGGCTTCCACGTCGAAGACTCCGAAATCAACCAGATGCTGAAGCCCCACCAGCGCGATATGGTGCGCTGGCTGGTGCGCATGGGCCGCGCCGCCTGTTTCGCAGCCTTTGGGTTAGGGAAGAGTGTCATCCAGTTGGAAGTCCTGCGGATCATCCTCAAGATGCTCGGCCTGCAGGGTGTTGACGGCATGGGCCTGATCGTTATCCCCCTGGGTGTCCGCCAGGAGTTCATCCGCGATGCGGCGATGCTTGGCATTCCCGTCAAGTTCATCCGTCGTATCGAGGAGGCCGAGGGCCCAGGCCTCTACCTGACGAACTACGAGAGCGTGCGCGACGGCAAGCTCGATCCGCGCCTCTTCCATGTCGCCAGCCTGGACGAGGCGTCATGCCTGCGCGGCTTTGGCGGCACCAAGACCTTCCGCGAATTCATGGCGCTGTTCGCCGGCGACCGCAAGACCATGGACGCGCGGATCTTCGGCGAGGCCGTCAAGTACCGGTTCGTGGCCACGGCCACGCCCTCTCCGAATGATTTCATCGAGCTGCTGGCGTACAGCGCCTTCCTCGGCGTGATGGATATCGGCCAGGCCAAGACCCGGTTTTTCAAGCGCAACAGCGAAAAGGCTGACGAACTCACGATCCACCCGCACAAAGAGCGTGAGTTCTGGCTGTGGGTGGCGTCGTGGGCGATCTTCGTGCAGAAGCCCTCGGACCTCGGTCACTCGGATGACGGTTACGAGCTGCCGGAAATGGAAATCAACTGGCATGAGATTCCCGCCGATCACGCCGAGGCGGGATTTGACTTCCGTGGCCAGGGGATGCTGATCAAGGAGCAAGCGATCGGCATTGTCGAGGCGGCGCGCGAGAAGCGCGAGAGCCTGCCGGCGCGCATGGCCAAGCTGATGGAAATTCGCGAGCTTAACCCACTGGCGCATCGGATCATCTGGCACGACCTTGAGGCAGAGCGCTTGGCGATCGAGCGCGCCGTGCCGGATGTCGTCAGCGTCTTCGGCGCGCTGGACGATGAGCAAAAAGCCGAACGGATCATCGGTTTCTCCGAAGGGAAGTTTCGAGAACTCGCGGGAAAACCGGTGATGCTCGGCAGCGGCTGCAATTTCCAGCGTCATTGCGCCTGGGCCGTCTTTCTCGGCATCGGCCACAAATTCAACGATTTCATCCAGGCCGTGCACCGGATTCATCGATTCCTGCAGACGCGGCGCGTCCGCATCGACCTGATTTACACGGAGGCAGAGCGGGAGGTTCGCCGATCGCTCGAAGCCAAGTGGGAAAAACACAAGTGGGCGGTCCAAAAGATGACGGAGATTATTCGCGAATACGGGCTGTCAAGCGCGGCCATGGCCGAGAGCCTGAAGCGCGCCATGGGCGTCGAGCGCATCGAGGTTACCGGCCGGAACTTCCGGATCGTCAACAACGATTGCGTTCGCGAGACCGCGGCGATGGCGGACAACAGTGTTGATCTGGTGCTCACCTCCGTGCCGTTCAGCACGCAATACGAGTACTCGCCGAACTATGCGGACTTTGGCCATACCGACAACAACGAGCATTTCTTCGACCAACTGGGGTTCCTGACGCCCCAATTGCTGCGGACGCTCAAGCCAGGGCGCATCGCGGCGATCCACGTCAAGGACCGGATCGTGCCGGGCGGCATGACCGGCCTGGGTTACCAGACCGTCTACCCCTTCCACGCCCGCGCGATCGACCACTACACGAAAAACGGCTTCGGCTATATGGGGATGATCACCATCGTGACGGACGTGGTGCGGGAGAACAACCAGACCTACCGCCTCACCTGGTCGGAACTCTGCAAAGACAGCTCGAAAATGAGCTGCGGCATGTCGGAGTACTTGCTGCTGTTTCGCAAGACTCCGACCGAGACCTCCGACAGCTACGCCGATGAGCGGGTCACGAAGGAAAAGGCGCGGTATTCGCTGGCGCGGTGGCAGGTGGACGCGCATGCGTTCTGGCGATCGGCCGGCAATCGGATGCTCACCCCCGAGGAGTTGGAGAGCCTCGATCATGACGTGATCTTCCGGTGGTTTCGTGACTTCCACTTGGCCAACACCTACGACTATGAGCACCACGTCAAGATCGGCGCCGCGATGGCCGCCACCGGCCGGCTGCCGACAACCTTCATGTTGTTGCAGCCTCCCTCTCTGGTCGAAGACGTCTGGACCGACGTCGCGCGCATGCGCACCCTGAACATGATCCAGCAGCAGAAGGGCAAAGAGCAGCATCTTTGCCCCATGCAGTTCGATATCGCTGATCGGGTGATCGAGCGCTTCACCAATCCTGGTGAGGTCGTCTACGACCCCTTCGGCGGGATCATGAGCGTGCCCTACCGCGCGCTGCTCAAGGGCCGCAAGGCGGTGGCCTGCGAGTTGTCGCCGGCGTACTTCACGGATGGGGCCCACTACCTGCAGGCAGCCGAGCGCGAGATGAGCATGCCTAGCCTTTTCGATATCGAGGAGCCAGCGTGACCCCATCCCAAGAAGTCGAGCAAATCCTCACTCAGCAGCATTGCACCAGCGGCTTATCATCCGAAGAGATGTGGGAGGAAATCACCACGGTGGGCACGAAGCAGGAGTTCGTGCACCTGCTGGCGCGCTTGTCGACACAAAACGACGTGGACCGCCGCAAGTTGAGCGTTGGCCTGCGCTATTGGGCTAAGGGAAAATGCCCTCCGCACATCCAGGACGCGCCGAACGGCACGGAAAAGCCGGACCGGCACGCCCTGCCAAACCCGCGCACGGAGCAACTGCAGCAGATCCGCGAGAACCAAATGCGACTGGTGTCGCCTGCGGAGGCTCAGTACCACCAGTCCAAGAATCAGCCGACGGACGCGCGGTTCCACAGCAGCAACCCACCTCTGCCGCGGCAGATCGATCGCCTGGTGGCAGCCGTGATCCCCAAGCCCGGGCAGAACTGCAAGGAACTGGCCTCGGCGACGGGTATCCCGGTCAATTCCGCCGCGACAACGCTGAATACGGCGATTCGCGACAACTTACTGAGTCGCGCCCAAGTCGGCGGCGTCTGGTGCTATTGGCCGCCGGGCGCGGCGCCGGCAGATGAGGTGGCGCCGGTCAAACTCCGAACGGATATCCGCAGGCCCGCAGCACCGGCGGAGGTCGCGCGCGCCGATATCGCGGCACCGGCAGCGCTGGCAAAGGCTGATCCACCCGAGAACCTTCTGGTTGAGAGCGGCCCCTGGGTGGCCCCCGCACACGAGATTCAGCGAATGCTTAGCGATACCGCGCCCCCTGCACTGGCAGCGCCAGCCGGGCGCACTGTCGCCGGCTTCGTGATCGAGGACCGGCCGCTCACGCCGAAGATCGACGGCCGCACTGGTGACTTGATTCTCGCCCTCGATGCCCTGGGCCTGAAACAGACCCTGCTGATCACCCCTACGCACGGTGCAACGCACAACGCCCGCGAACAGTTGTTCCTGCGTGCCAAGCGCCGTCTGCCGAGCAAGAAGTTCTCCAGCCAGCAGGAGACCGACGGCCTGCGCATCGGGAGAACCGAATGACCAGCAAAGCCCAGGTCCTGCAGGCGATCCGCGCCAACCCCGGGCTGACGCCGGCCCAGTTGGCTGCGTTGCTGCCCGGCATCCCTGCCGGCAGCGTCAGCGGGTACTGCACGATGCTCTCGAAAGAGGGCTCGGTGACGCGCAAGTACGGAGCGCGGGCCTGGTGCTACACGGCGGCGGGCCACCGGCCGGCGAAGACGCCGCGGCCGCGCGCCCGGCCCCGGCCCCCGGTGGAGATGGCCCGCGCGCGCGCTGCGTTTGAGGCTGCGACCGCGGGCGTCGCGCACACGAAGGATGCGCTGGAAACCGCCTGGGCATCGTTTATGGCCCTAGCGGACGTTGACCGCCGGGCGTTCCGGCGCGCGCTGGAGAACTACGAGCTGCTGGCGGTGAGGTTCCCGGCACCGGCGCGCGCCCGACCCGTGCCTGTGCTCCCCGGGTCCGCCACGCCCTACAAATCAGCGGTGGCCACGGTCGCCCGCAAATCTACCAGGTCGGAGATTGAGGATCGGGCAGAAGAGCGGCGCATTTCCAAATTGGACGAGATACCCCAGGTCGCCGCGCGCCGGCGTGCCGAATCCCCGCGCATGGAGAGGATCAGCTGATCCCGTTCCGCGAAGCACTGAATTGGAAGCCCTGGAATAGATGCGCGATTACTCAAAAGTTGGTCCTCAGTTCTGGATCGGAGAGACAGGCAAGCGGCTGCGCGGCGCCGGCATGGAGGCGCAGATCGTTGCCATGTACCTGATGACCTGCCCGCACGCCAACATGATCGGCCTGTTTTACGTGTCGATGGTCTCGATCGCGCACGAAACTGGCCTGGGAATGGAAGGGGCCACCAAGGGCCTTGCAAGGGCCATCGAAGCGGGGTTTTGTTGTTTCGATGAGGCTTCGGAGGTCGTTTGGGTGCAGGAAATGGCGGCGTACCAGATCGCCGCCGAACTCGACGCCAAGGACAACCGCTGCAAGGGTGTGCAGAACGAGTACGACTCCCTCCCCGCCAACCCTTGGCTGGCCCCTTTTTACGAGCGATACGGCACTCCTTTTCACATGTCGCGCGCCCGCGGCCCGGGGTCGCCGCCACCCCTGGAAAAGAAAGGGCCTACCAAGCCCCTTCGAAGCCAGGAACAGGAACAAGAGCAGAAGCAGGAACAGAAAAAGACTGCCCCGCCGGCGTTGCCGGCCTGGCTTCCGATATCTGCCTGGAATTCCTGGCTGGAAGTCCGGAAGAAAAAGCGCGCGGCCCCCACCGACAAAGCCCTGGAGCTGACGCTGCGCGACCTCGACCGGTGGCGAACCCAGGGGCACGACATCGAAGAAATCATCAACCACTCGATCAAGCACAACTACACCGGGTTGTTCGAGCCGAAGCACCCACCGCGCAAGCCCGCGCAGGAGAAATCCCATGAATCAAGACCCGCAGTCGAAGCCGCTTAAAGAGCCGCTGCCAGGCGCGCCCCGCCCCGCCGAACCCGACGGCCCGGACACCTGGACAGCGGATAAGCGGGCGGAGGTCGAGCGCATGGGCGCAGAGGCTACCACCTCATTGCTGCGGCGCGCCTCTAACCCCGGCCCGCTCCGCCCGCCCCGCGCCGCGCCGGCGTTCGTCGTCACCATGTCGAGGTGTGACGCCCACGGGGAATATGCCGCGAACGAACTCGGGCCTGACGGGGTGGAACGCTGGCACCCGCCCGGCTGCCCGACGTGCGCCCGGCAGGCAGCGGCCGAAAAGCTGATGGCGCGCGCCGCGATCAGCCCGCGCTTTACCGAATGCACGTTCGGAAACTTCCGTGCGGAAACGCCGAAGCAGCGGGAAGCCCTTGATCTCTGCCGCCAGTACGCCGCGGAGTTCGGGAAGAACCGGGAGGCTGGCACCTGCCTGATCCTCCGGGGGAACCCCGGGACCGGGAAAAACCACTTGGCCACCGCAATCGCCAAAGCCGTGATGGTCGGCGGTCACACCGTCCTGAACGCCACGGCTTTCGAGGTCATCCGGCGCATCCGCGAAACCTGGGGGGCACGCGCCATCGAGTCGGAGGCTGACGTAATCCGCAAGTTCGGTGAACTCGACCTCCTGATCGTGGATGAAATTGGCCGCCACTACCAAGCCAAGGACGGCAGCGAAAGCATTGAGATTTTCAATGTGATCGATGAGCGGTACCGGCTGGTGCGCCCGACGATCGTGATCTCCAACCTGGACAAGGAAGAGCTGCAACGCGCAATGGGGAAGGCCGCTTACGACCGGCTCCGCCAGGGCGGCGCAAAGATCGCGAACTTCGACTGGGATTCAGCCCGAGGCTGATTGTGTCGAAATATTGACAATCCATAACTTTTGACCGGTCACTAACCGATGACACAAAATGGACAAGTTGAACCGGCCGCCGATGCCGAATTGCCGGTTCGAACACACGATCAGGACGCCGCTCGGACCGATGAAGGTGGCGTACGACATGGCGGCGCCGAAGACTGGAGAGGATTTTCTCGCGATCTTCCAGGCCGTCGTGAAGCACTTTCCGCCGACGCCGGAGCAGTTGGCGGCGGCCGAACGGCGAGAACGGAATTCGCTGATGGTCAGCACTGCTCCCTCGCCGGCAGCAGTACGGCATGCGGTGAAGCGCGGCCGCCGAACCTGAGTCGCCCCGCTTTGTACGAGGCGGGCGTGGAGCGCATGCGCGCCTTCTGCGAGTTGAACGACCTGCCGGTGCAGGTGATGTTCAGCGCTGCAGCCGATGACTGGCGGCTTGGCACTTGCGCCTACTGGCGCCCCGATGGCATCCACATCGCGGTGTCGAAGTGCGCATGGCCCGGGCTTGGCGGCCGCGCATGGTCGTGGCCAGGGTATGTGATTGACCGGACGCCGTTTGGCGTGATCGCCCACGAAATGGGGCATGCGGCTGACCACGGCAAGAGCACGCGCCGGGGCAACTATTACGGGGACTACTCCATGCGCATGCGTGAGCGCACCGGCGAGAAGCCCATCACGACCTATGCGCCGAACGATGCGGAATGGTTCGCGGAGATATTCAGGCTGTTCATCACGAACCCGGACTTGCTGTACTGCCTGCGCCCGAAGACGCACCAGGCGCTGATGGCCGACTTCAAGCCTGTGGAGACCAACTCCTGGGAGATCGTGCTCACCGGCTGGGGCGCGCCGGCCCGGACGATTGACATGGCGCGCAAGAAGATCGCGGCGGCGAAATGACCGGCGTCCGCTGGAGCCCGGAGCAGCTTGAGGGCCACCTCAAGTCCGGCAAGGTTCGCATCGCTGGCGCGCCGGCGCCCGAACGCCGCTGCTCGGCCTCGCGCGCCGTGGTGCAAGCCGACATCAAGCTGCCGCCGAAGGTCAGCCTGATTGAAGAGCGCTTCGCGCAGCAGATTGAGGCCGCTGGCCTGCCCGCGCCGAAGCGCGAGTACTTCCACATCCCCGGCCGCGATTTCCGGCTGGACTTCGCGTGGCCGGCGTTGCGCATTGGCGTCGAGGTCCAGGGCGGCGCCCACCGCGTCAAGGCGCGCGCTGCGGCAGATATCGAAAAGCGCGCCCTCGGTCTGCTTGCGGGCTGGCGCATCCTGGAAGTCAACGGCGCGGCCGTGCGCGATGAGCGTGGGATCGGCTGGCTGAAACAACTTGTGGAGCAGCAATGAAGCCAGTAATGCAGGAATTCTTACATAACCCGGAAACCGGGGTATTCGGGGACTGCTTTCGAGCGGTGATCGCCAGCCTTCTCGATCTTCCCATCGCGGACGTGCCGCATTTCTTTCTCTACGACCCCGGCCCCGAAGACGGTTGGCCCATTGTGAACCGATGGCTTGCACCGCACGGTCTTGCCTATATTTGCTTCGGTGGCTCGTTCGATATCCAGGAATGGATGAAAAATAATGGAGTCACTGATGTCTGGCACGAAATCGGCGGCCCATCACCACGGTTTGCGGATGCCTTTCACTCCGTGGTGGGCCACAACGGCAGTATTGCCCATGACCCGCATCCGGACGGCACTGGCTTGGCTGGCAATCCACGAGAAACCTGGACGTACGGGTTCCTCGTTCGCATCAATGCCGGATCGCTCAGCTAATGGCTGACGTCGCCGACTTGGCCGACCACCAAATAGAACAAAGCCTGCAGCAGGCCCTGCGCACTCGCGCGCCCGTGATTGTTCCGCGTGGAACATGCCACAACTGCGACGAGCCAGCGCGAGGCCTGTTCTGCGACCCGGAATGCCGCGACGATTGGGAGAAGCGGGAACGCTTGACTTAGGGGTCTAACAGTTTACGTTGCTCGGTTAAACCGCGACCAACGTACTGAGGACCACTGATGAAGAAGATTCTCTCCCTCCTGCTGTTCTGCGCCTGCCTGGTGCCGGGCTTGGCCTCCGCCCAGGGTTCACCCAACATCTCGGGCGTGATCATCGCCTCGGCCTCCCAGACCGGTGCGACCGTCAACGGCCCCGACCTGCCAAACGCGAACCTCAAGGGCGTCCACGTCATCATCAACGTGAGCGCGTACACCTCCGGGAGTTACACGCCCCATATTCAGGGGTGGGACGTCGCCAGCCAAAGCTACTA